GCCGATGGCGGGCGTGGCGGCGACCGTTCATTCACGCAGCGGGGCGTAGCTCAGCTTGGCAGAGCGCCTGCTTTGGGAGCAGGAGGCCGCAGGTTCAAATCCTGTCGCCCCGACTTTCGTGAGAAATAGGCCCTTCGGCGAGCACGTCGAAGGGCCTTCTCTTTACGGTGTCGAGACTTACGTCGCTCAATGACCGTTTCAATAAAAGTCGGGCCAAGATCGCCCGCCGGTCCGACTTCTTTGAAACTCTCCATCGCTCGGCCGCGTCCTGGGCGAAATCGAACATCGCCACCACGTATTCGCCCACGCCCGCGTCGTCCTGCCGGGCGGTGTCGTCTTCCAGTTCCTGCGTGAGCCGCTCGGCCTCGACCTGCATCGCGGCGCGGCGGGAGTTGAACGTCTTCTGGTCGATCGCGCCGCCGAGGAACCCGTCGAGCAGGCGTTCCTGCATCTGCTCGATGTCGGTCAGCCGCTTGCGGGCCTGGCGGATGCGCTCCTTCCGCAGCCGCGTCTCGCTGTCGCACGCCTCGACGAGGTGGCGGCGGAACCAGTCGCGGCGCTCGTCGTCGGGGATCCGCAGGCGCAGCAGGTCCTGCTCCACCGCTTGCTCCAACTGCTCCTCGCGCCAGCGGACCTTGGGATGGTCGGGGCTGGGGTGGATGTTCCCGCATCGGTAGTAGGTGTACTCGTGGACGGTGCCGCTCTTCATCCGGCGGCGGATGCGCTCGCCGGTGATCCCGTAGCCGCAGTGGGAGCAGACGAACATGCCGCCGGCGAGGTAGTGGTTGACCTTCCGCGACCGTCGGTTCTTGCCTTTGAGGATGTCCTGGCACCGGTGGAAGACGTCCATGTCGACGATCGGCAGGTGCCGGCCCGGGTACGTCTGGCCGCGGAAGCTGACGAGCCCCATGTAGAAGGGGTTGTTGAGGATGTAGGAGATGCCGGTCCGCGAGAAGCGCGGGGCGCTGCGGCGGTAGACGAAGCCTTCGTGCTCGAGGGTGTCGGCGATCTCCTCGAACGTGTGGAGGCCCGTCTGGTAGAGCTCGAAGATCCGCTGCACGGCCAGCGCGTTGGTCGGGTGCGGTTGGATCGGCTCCTCGCGGTCCCCCTTGACGTTGCGGTAGCCGTACGCGGCGAGGCCCGGGGCCCAGCCCTGGCGGACCTTCTCCTCGATCCCCTTGAGCACCTCGTTGCGGAGGTTGTCCGAGTAGTACTGCGCGACGGCGGCCATGACGTTGAACGACAGCGCCCCCGCCGCCCCCGGGCCGAAGTGGTTCTCGACGAAGGCGAGCTGCACGCCGCAGGCGTCTTCGAGTTCCTGCATCCGCACCGCGTCGCGCATGTTGCGGCAGGCGCGGTCGAGCTTGTGAGCGAGGATGTAGCCGATCTTCTCTTTGCGGGCGTTGGCCTTGACCCATTTGATCATCTCGTTGAACGCGACGCGTTCGGCCCCGCGCTTGGCGGACTCGGCGACGACGAACTCGCGGGCGATCTTCCAGCCTTCCTTCTCGGCCTTCTCGCGGTTGACGCGGAGCTGGGCGTCGATGGAGTACCCCTCCCGCTGTTCCCGCGAGGACACGCGTGCCCAGATCACGCAGTTGGTCATTCGGTGCTCCTTCTGGCCTTCACCAGGGCTTGGGCGAGGTTGCGGACGTTGGTCAGGATCTCGACCGCCTCGCCGTCGGTCAGTTCCCGGCCGTAGTACGGCGACCAGACCCGGCGCGTGTCCTCGATCGCTTCATCGCTGACCCAGGCCCGCGCGCCGGGCGATGGACACCCTTGCTCAGAGGGCGACATCAATCCAGTGGAATCTGCGGCTCCATCGGCATCTTTCACGCTGTTCAACGGGCGACCTCCGGCTCGTAGTCCGGGTCGATCCACACCCGCAGGCCCGCCTTCTCGAACGCCTCCCCGATGCGGGCGATGACGCGGGCGACCGTGTCGCGGCCGCACCCGACCTGGTCGGCGATGGCTTTCTTCGTCCTGCCCTCGCGGAGACCCTCGCAGATGGCCTGGTCGCGCTGCGAGAGCGTCGCGACGACACTGTCGATGTCCATCTTGCGGTCCATCGGTTCGGTTTCGGCGACGTGCTGCGGCCGCATCGGCCGGTTCCGCGAAGCGGCAAGCGAATCCGCCCGCATCTGCTCGATGCGGTCCTTGTAGCGCCGCTTGCTCCGCAGATACGCCTTGAGCTGGTTGTCGATGACGCCAATGAGCGCCGTGGTCAGAGACGCGCCGTTCGAGCGCGACGCGTCGTACTGGAAAGCGATGAGCTTGGGCACGATCTTCTGCTGCAGATCGTCGATCTCGTCGCTGGTAATCCGCATGCGCCGGGCGCGGCGGACGATGAGGCGGGGCACCTCGGCTTCGATCATTCCAACGTAGCTGTTCGCGTGCATGGCGTTGCCTTTCTGTAGGCGGTTCGCGTTGCCGTCGAGACGTCCTCGACGAGGGACTGCCATGCTCCGCGCGTTACGGGGTCGCGTATGTAGGCCCGGGCGTGCGCGGCGAACGTCATATGGGCCACAGCTGCGGCGCACATGGCGGTCGGCGGCGCGGCGTTTCGCGCACATGTGGCGCAGATGTGTTTGCTCGGTCACATCCCAATGACCGAGCAATGCGAAGCACCAGCGGCAAACAACCCGGGTGTCCGCAACCGGCACCCACGTTGGAGACCCGCTGATGCACGCACTGTCACGCACGAACGACCCGTCCACCTCTTACGAAGCAGCCGACCGCGTCGAGTCCAGCGGCCGCGCCGCGAGCCACCGTCACCTCTGCTGGATGGAAGTCTGGAAGAAGCCGGGCAGCACGGCCGCTGAGATCGCCGAGGCCGCGGGGCTGGAGCGCCACGTCCCGTCGCGCCGACTCCCCGAGCTGCGCGACGCGGGTCAGGTAGTCAACGGTCCGCAGCGCAAGTGCAGCGTCACCGGCAACCCAAGCATGACGTGGCTGCCCGCGAAGGGGGTGGCGTGATGATCCCCAACGAGCTCGACCTTCAGTTCATCGTGGAGCCCGCCGAGGCGTACCACGCTGCGACCAAGGACTACCTCTCCAGCCACCGCCTGGCGGACTTCCGCCGCTGCCCGCTGCTCTACCAGCGCAAGCAGGCGGGCCTGATCGCGGACGAGGACCGGCCGGCCTACCTGGTCGGACGAGCCGCGCACACCGCCATACTTGAAGGGGACGATCGCTTCGCCGAGGAGTACGCCGTCGGCGGGCCGGTCAACCCGCGGACCGGGCAGGCGTTTGGCTCGAACACGAAGGCCTTCGCCGAGTGGGCCGCCGCCATCGGCCGGCCGGTCCTGACCGACAAGCAAGCGGAATTCATCGAACGAATGGCCGCCGGGGTCCGAGCGCACGAGTTCGCGTCGCGGCTGCTGGACGTCGGCGTCGCCGAGATGGTGATCCGCACCGAGTGGCACGGACTCGCCTGCCAGGCGCGCGTCGACTGGTTCACCTACGCGGAGGGCGCGTCGCTGGTCGACCTGAAGACCTGCGACAACCTGGACTACTTCGAGACCGACGCCCGCCGCTACGGCTACGCGCACCAGCTCGCTTTCTACCGATCCATCGCCTCCGGCGCGGCGCGGCTCGATCCGCGCGAGCTGCCGGTCCACCTGATCGCCGTCGAGAAGTGCGAGCCGTTTCGCTGCGGCGTCTGGCGCATGGGCGAGGACGTCATGGCCGTGGCCCAGCGAGCCAACGAGGAAGCCGTCAAGCGGCTGCGCGACTGCCGCCAGCGGGACGTCTGGCCCACCAACTACGAGCCCGTCCGCGCCTTCGACTGGATCTGAACCGACCCAACCATCGAACCCCACAGGAGTCAACCCATGAGTCTGCTATCGCAAGTGCAAACCGGGAAGCGCGCAGCGCCAAGGCGCTGCATGCTCCACGGCGTCCAGGGCGTGGGCAAGAGCACCTTCGGTGCCAGCGCCCGCGAGCCCGTTTTCGTCCAGACCGAGGACGGCCTCGGCGAGATCGACTGCGCCAAGTTCCCGCAGGCCCGCTCGTTCAGCGAGGTGATGTCGCAGCTCCGGGCGCTGCGGGACGAGCCGCACCGCTACGGAACGGTGGTGGTCGACTCGCTCGACTGGCTCGAGCGTCTGATCTGGCAGGAGGTCTGCACCGCCGAGAACGTCAGCAACATCGAGAAGATCGGGTTCCAGAAGGGCTACACCTACGCCCTCAACTACTGGCGCAAGTTCCTCGACGCCCTCGACGACCTGCGCCGCGAGCGTTCTGCTGGAATCGGTAGCGGGATGGCGGTGATCCTCATCGCCCACACCCGGATCGAGAAGTTCCAGACCCCGGAGGACTCGGCCTTCGACCGCTTCGCCCCGCGCCTGCACAAGCTGGCGGCGTCGGTGGTGATGGAGTGGTGCGACGAGGTGTTCTTCGCCACCTACTCGACGGCGACGGACCCGAAGAAGGTCAAGAAGATGACCGCGCCCGAGCGGGTGATGCGGACCTGCGAGGGCCCCACCCACGTCGCGAAGAACCGCCTGGGCATGCCCTACGAGCTGCCGCTGGAGTGGGCCGCTTACGACTACTTCGCCCAGCAGGCCCACCCGCGGGCTCAGCCGTCCGCCGCCGCCCCGGCCGCGTCAATCGACGCCGCGCCGCGGGCCGAACCCACCAACTCGCCGTCCAACTGACACACCCCTACTGAGCAAGGAGCACGCGCATGGCCAACCTCAACGGATTCGACGCCTCGACCATCGAGCCCTCGCAGGACTTCGAACCGATCCCCGCCGGCAAGTACCTCGCGGTCATCACCGAGAGCGAGATGAAGCCGACCAAGAGCGGCACCGGCAACTACTTGCAGCTGAGCTTCAAGGTCCTCGACGGCCAGTACAAGGACCGCCTGGTCTGGGCCCGGCTGAACCTGGAGAACCCCAACGCCACCGCGGTGCAGATCGCGCGGCGGGAGCTGGCGGACATCTGCCGCGCCGTCGGCGTGACCAAGCCCGCGGACAGCGTCGACCTGCACAACATCCCGCTGGTGATCACCGTGCGGATGAAGAAGCGCGACGACACCGGCGACTTCACCAACGAGGTCCGCGGCTACGCGAAGCGCGAGGCCGCCGCCGGCGAGGCACCGCCGCAGGCGGCCGATCCGACCCCGCCGTGGCGTCGCTGACGCGGAGCCGCGGGCCGGTAGCCCCGCCCCGGCATTCCCCGACACCTCCCGCGCGCTTTCCGGCGGCTGTTCTCGCCGCCGGGAGGCGCGTTCCACGCCGCTCCCGCCGAGATACCCATGCTGAACCTGACTCTGCCGTACCCGCCGTCGACGAACCGCTACTACCGCAACGTCCGTGGCCGCACGCTCATCAGCCGCGACGGGCGCGAGTACCGCACGCGAGCAATGCTCGCCGTCTCTGGCGACGGGCGCAAGCCGCCGAACGACGGCCGCATCGCGCTGTGCATGGACGCCTTCCCGCCCGACCGACGCCGGCGGGACCTGGACAACCTTCAAAAGCCCCTGCTCGACGCGATGGAGCACGCCGGCGTCTACGAGGACGACAGCCAGATCGACCTCCTCTTGACGCGGCGGCGCGAGGTGACCTCGCCCGGCCGGATCCACGTGCTGGTCGCGCCACTGCCCCTGCTGCGCTGCCCGGTGTGCGGTGCGGTGATGTCGAACGAGAACTGATATGCCCACCATGGTCCAAGACAGCCCGGCGGTGTCGCAGGCAGAGCTGCTCGGGGCGGCGTTGCGCTACTGCGCCGTGGCGGACTGGTTCGAGTCGCACCCCTGCGTCTGGCGGCGGCACATGTCGCTGGACGAGGCGATGGACGTGTTCAACCGCGCCGAAAACGACCTGCGCCGAATCGGCGCAGGTTGCCTGCGACAGCGCGGGCACCGCGAGCTGCTGCTCCAAGGGGCGGGCGTTGCCGAGGAGGCGCGTTGAGCCTGTTTACCCCCGGAAGCTCCGAGCGCCGCCCGATGACGCTGCGGCCGTACCAGGCCGAGGCGGTCAGGGCCGTATACCGTCACCTTCGCGAGCACGACGACAACCCGTGCGTCGTGATTCCCACGGGCGGCGGCAAGACGCCGGTGATCGCCACGATCTGTTCGGACGCGGTCACCCGCTGGGACGGGCGCGTGCTGATCCTCGCCCACGTCAAGGAGCTGCTGGCGCAGGCGCGCGACAAGCTGGAACTGGTCAGCCCCGACCTGCACGTGGGCGTCTACTCCGCGGGCCTCAAGCGCCGCGACACGACGCACCCGGTGATCGTCGCGGGCATCCAGTCGGTGTACCAGCGGGCCGAGGAACTGGGCCGCTTCGACCTCGTGGTCGTCGACGAGGCGCACATGATCCCCCCCGGCAAGGACGGCGACGGCATGTATCGCCGTCTGCTGGCGGACATGCACCGGATCAACCCGCACCTGCGGGTCATCGGGCTGACGGCGACCCCGTACCGCATGTCGTCGGGACCGATCTGCGCGCGGCCGCCCGAGGGAATTCTCAACGCGGTCTGCTACGAGATCGGCGTGCGGGAGCTGATCCGCGACGGCTACCTGTCGCCGCTGAAGACCCGGGCCGGCCGGTACAAGCCCGATTTCCAGTCGCTGCACGTCCGGGCGGGCGAGTTCGTGGCGGACGAGGTCGAGCAGCTGATGGGCCAGGAGTCGCTGGTCGCCTCGGCGTGCCGGCAGATCGCGGACTCGATGGAGTCGGACCACCGCCGCGCGTGCCTGGTGTTCGCCTCGAGCGTCGAGCACGGCAAGCACGTCGCCTCGGCGCTCGAGCGGGCCTCCGGCGTCGAGTGCGGCTTCATCGACGGGCAGACCCCGACGCTCTACCGCGACCAGCTGATCGGGCGCTTCCGCGCAGGCGACATGGCGTACCTGGTCAACGTGAACGTGCTGACCACCGGGTTCGACGCGCCCAACGTGGACTGCGTGGCGCTGCTGCGGCCAACGATGTCGCCGGGGCTCTACTTCCAGATGGTCGGGCGGGGCTTCCGGCTGTGCAACGGCAAGTCCGACTGCCTGGTGCTGGACTTCGGCGGCAACGTCCTGCGCCACGGCCCGGTCGACGCGATCCGCGCCAGCGATACGCCCGCCAAGGGCTCGGGCGACGCGCCTGCGAAGGAGTGCCCCGAGTGCCAAGCGCTGATCGCGACGGGCTATGCGGCGTGCCCCTATTGCGGCCACGAGTTCCCGCCGCCGCAGCGCCGCCGCCACGAAGCGAGCGCCGGCTCGGCGGGCATCCTCAGCGGGCAGGTGACGGTCGAAGAGCGCCGGGTGCGGGGCGTCTACTACGGCGTCCATGTGAAGCGCGACGCGCCGCCGGGGCACCCGCGGACGCTGCGGGTTGAGTATCAGATCGGGCTCCGCGAGTACCAGTCCGAGTGGATCTGCATCGAGCACCCCTCGGGCGGCTTCGCTCGCCAGAAGGCCGAGGCGTGGTGGCGGGCGCGGTGCCAGCTGCCGGTGCCGGATAGCGCCGACGACGCCGTGGCGCTGGCCGAGGCCGGGGCGCTGGCCGAGACGAAGGCGATCACCGTCCGCTCGGTGGCGGGCGAGAAGTACGACCGCATCGTCGACTACGAGCTCGGACCCAAGCCCGAGGCCGCCGACCTCAGCCTGCCCGAGCCGGTCGGCGTGGCGGGCGAGCCTAGCGCCGGACCTTTGGCGTACGTGCCCGCCGACGACGAGGTGCCCTTTTGATCGGAGACGCACCGCCGACGACGAGCCTCCGCGACGCCGCCGTCGCGTATCAGCAGGCCGGCCTGGCCGTGCTCCCGGCCCGGCGCGCCGAGAAGCGGCCGGCGATCGGGGCGTGGAAGCAGTACCGCCAGCGCCCGCCGACCCCGGCAGAGGTCTCGGGCTGGTTCGCCAACGCGCACGACGCGGTGTGTGTGCTCTGCGGCGGGGTGTCGGGCAACACCGAGATCATCGACTTCGACGCCGGCGGCGAGCTCTTCGACGCGTGGTGTCGCCGCGTTCCGCCCGAGCTGCGAGACCGCCTGTCGGTGGAGCGGACGCCGTCGGGCGGCTACCACGCCGTGTACCAGTCCGAGTCGGAGGTTTGCGGCAACCTCAAGCTGGCCCAGCGCCGTTCTGGCGGCGGCGGGAAGGTCGTCACGCTGATCGAAACCCGCGGCGAAGGCGGCCTGTTCCTGTGCGCGCCCACCGACGGGTACGAGATGGTGCAGGGCGACCTGCTCAGCCTGCCGACGCTCACAGAGGCCGAGCGCGACGCGCTGCTGCAGGCGGCGTGGGAGCTCAACGAGTACGTGCCGCCAGTGGTCAATGGGGCCAAGGCGGCGCTGGCCGCGGAAGCGACGGCCCGTCCGGGCGACGAATTCAACGCCCGCGGTGACGTGCGGCAGGTCCTCGTGCAGCACGGGTGGTCGCACGTGCGGGACGGGTCCGACGGCAACGAGTACTGGCGACGGCCCGGCAAGCCGCGGGGCTGGAGCGCGACGCTGAAGGACGGCTCCGGCGGCGGGGTCTTCTACGTCTTCAGCTCGAGCGCCGATCCCTTCGAGCCCAACCGGGCCTACTCGCCCTTCGCGGTTTACGCGCTGCTCGAGCACGGCGGCAACTGGTCGCGTGCGGCGTCGGCGCTTCGAACCCAGGGCTTCGGGTCGCCGCCAGGCACCGCAGTCGGACCCGTCGTGGGAGCGGGCGCGACGGCCCCGTTCGAGCAGCCGCAGCCGCTCTCGGTCCGCGAGCTGCGGGCACAGTACCCACAGCTGCGGCAGCCGGTCATTCACGGCCTGCTGCGCCGCGGCGAGACCATGAACCTGATCTCGGCCCCCAAGATGGGCAAGTCCTGGCTCGTGCTCGACCTCGCCCTGGCGGTGGCCACCGGCCGCGACTGGCTCGAGCAGTTCCGTTGCGAGCGCGGCGAGGTGCTGATCCTCGACAACGAGCTGCACCGAGAGACCAGCGCCAACCGCATCCCGAAGGTCGCAGAAGCGCGAGGCATCCCCGCCGACGCCTACGCCGACCGGGTGTTCGTGCACAACCTGCGGGGCGGGCTCAAGGACGTCTACACCCTGGGCGCGTTCTTCCAGAGCGTCGAGCCCGGCCGCTACCGCGTGATCATCCTCGACGCCTTCTACAGGTTCATGCCCCGGGACATGGACGAGAACGACAACGGCACGATGGCGTCGCTCTACAACCACCTGGACCTCTACGCGGACCGGCTGGGCTGCTCGTTCGTCCTGATCCACCACACCACCAAGGGCAGCCAGTCGGCCAAGAGCGTCACCGACGTCGGGGCGGGGGCCGGCAGCCAGAGCCGGGCCACCGACACGCACGTCGTGCTGCGGTCGCACGAGGAGGACGACGCGGTCGTGCTAGACGCGGCGGTTCGCTCGTGGCCGCCGGTGTCGCCGCGGTGCCTGCGGTGGTCGTTCCCGGTCTGGTACGCCGCCGACGACCTCGACCCGTCGCAGCTGCGGTCCGAGGGCGGCAAGAAGCGGGGCGAGAAAAAGGACGAGTGGACGCCCCAGGCGTTCGTGCAGGCGTTCGTCGACGGCGAGCCGGCCACCCGGTCGTCGCTGATCGGCAAGGCCGTGCAGGCGGGCCTGTCGCGGTGGGCGGCGGACAACCTGCTGCGGATGGCCGACGCCGACGGGCTGATGCACCGCGAGGGGTCGGGCGGCCGCAACTCGCCGTTCACCTACCGCCGCGCCGCGACACCTCCAGAGCAGGAGGCCACCCCGTGAGGACGTGTTTTGTGACGTGTTTTGTGCGCCAAAAAGATCGGCTTCGGCGTTTAGTTTTGTGCGCTCGCGGAGGCGCACAAAACACAAGCCGCACGCCTGGTTCGTTTTGTTTTGTGCGCCCCCTAAAGGGGCGCACACAAAACATAACGAACGGGCCAGGCGTGCCCCGCGACCGGACGGACGCGCACAAAACATATCGGCACCCCAGGGGGCGAGGCGGCAACGGGCCGCGTCGTTGGCCCACGCCGCGTTCCACGCCGAGGGTCGACGCCACCTCCCAACCCCCGCCCCGGCCCAACACGGGCCAACGTCGGGCGGCGTGCGTCGCGTGCCAGTGTGGCAGGCGGGCCGGCCTGAGCATGGTTCCTTCCCGGCCGCGAAACGCAGGAGATGCCGGCGGGAACGGCGGCCATACCGGACAGACTTTCTTTCACGAAGGGATTCGCCATGAAGATTGAGTTGCGTGACACCGACCAGGTCCAGCCCTACCCGGGCAACCCCCGCCAGAACGACGAGGCGGTGGACGCCGTGGCCGCCAGCCTGCGGGAGTTCGGCTTTCGCCAGCCCGTCGTCGTCGACGCGGACGGCGTGATCATCGTCGGGCACACCCGCTGGAAGGCGGCGAAGAAGCTGGGTCTGGCCAAGGTGCCGGTCCACGTCGCCACCGACCTCAGCGAAGCGCAGATCAAGGCGTACCGCATCGCCGACAACCAGACCGCCGCCATCGCCGAGTGGGATTACGAGCTGCTACCGGTCGAACTGGCGGGCCTCGAGCAGCTCGATTTCGACCTCGGGCTGCTGGGCTTCGACCCGCAGGAGCTGACGCGGCTGATGTCCGGCGACGTGCAGTCGGGGCTGACCGATCCCGACGATGTGCCCTCGCCGCCGGACGGAGCCACCACGCAGCCCGGCGACCTGTGGGTGCTGGGCAACCACCGCCTGCTGTGCGCCGACAGCAGCAACCCGCAGCACGTCGACCGCCTGCTAGACGGCCAGGTCGTCCACGTGTGCAACACCGACCCGCCCTACAACGTGAAGGTCGAGCCGCGCTCGAACAACGCGATCGCCGCCGGCAACTCGTCGTTCGCCAAGGCCAAGGCGAAAGGCTCCGCAGGCCATCACCAGAAGCTCGACCTGGCCCGCCACCCGGAGAAGAGCAAGCCCACGCACAAACAGATGCGGGCCAAGGACCGGCCGCTCGAAAACGACTTCGTCACCGACGAGCAGTTCGACCACCTGCTGGACGCGTGGTTCGGCAACATCGCACGCGTGCTCGCGCCCGGCCGCGCGTTTTACATCTGGGGCGGCTACGCCAACTGCGCCAACTACCCACCGTTCCTGAAGAAGCACGATCTGTACTTCTCGCAGGCGCTGATCTGGGTGAAGGAGCACCCGGTGCTGACCAGGAAGGACTTCATGGGCAACCACGAATGGTGCTTCTACGGCTGGCGCGCCGGGGCCGCGCACCAGTTCTACGGGCCCAACAACGCTGCGGACGTGTGGTCGGTCAAGAAGGTCAACCCGCAGTCGATGGTGCATTTGACCGAGAAGCCCGTCGAGCTGGCCGTGCGGGCGCTGCAGTACTCGTCGCTGGCTGGCGAGAACGTGCTCGACCTGTTCGGCGGCAGCGGCAGCACGCTGATGGCAGCGGAGCAAACGGGTCGCAGCGCTTACCTGATGGAGCTCGACCCGCCCTACTGCGACGTCATCGTTCAGCGGTGGGAGCAGTTCACCGGGAAGAAGGCGGAGCGAACCCCGGGCGTGGTTGCGATCCAGACTGAGACAACCCCGACGGTGGCCGGGGCTGTCGCGGCGGGCGCGGGGGTGCGGGCGTGAGGTCAGTCAGCCTCGGGAGATCCCGCCAGGTACATGAACTCTGTCATGGCGTCCTCGTACACCCAGGCCGATGCCGGAAAGGTGCGCCGACGGCGAACCTCGACGCACCCCCGTTCCTTCAAAAACGCCAAGGCGACGTTGACCTGGGAGTACGGGGCGTCCATCGCTTCGACCAGTTCTTCGAGCGTCGCGCCGCCAGCCGCCCGCTCTTGGATGGTGTGGGCGACGTCGCGGAAGATGTCGCGCGAGCATCGGTGGGTGTACGACCGGTCGGGGGCGTCCGGGAAGCTGACCGTCATCTCCAGGTGGTCATCGAGGACGCGGAAGGTCGCGTCCCGCTGGCGTGGGCGAGTGCGTGGCAAGGTTCACGCTCCCTTCCCGGCGGCGAAGCGGCCGCGCTCGATCTTGATGAACCGCGCGTCCTTGCCCTTGCTCTGAATCTCGCGAACCATGGCGGCGTAGATGGTGGCGTGCGGCGTCTTGCCGTCCGTGCTCCACATCCCATCGGCGAGCATCTTCTCGACGATGTCCTTGCTGGCCATCGGCTCCTTGGCCTTCTTCAGGACCTCGAACGCCGCGTCGAGTCCGCTGGCCTTCTTCGGCTTCGCGGGCTTGGCGACGCCCATGCTCTTCTGCGGGGCGCTCTCGGCCATCGCACGTTCGCTGTCGGTCATGCCGTCCTTGGCCCTGGCCCGCTCGTCCCGGACGCGGGCGTTCTCCTGGTCGGCCTTGTGCTGGGCCCGCAGCGCTTGGCGCTCGGCGGCGGCCAGCTTCTTCCTGACCGGTCGCTTGACCGCAGCCGTGTCGGCCCTCACCTCTTCGCGGAGGCGTTGGGCGGTCTTGATCCGCACCTTCTTGTTGGTGACGAGGTTGGTTGCCGTCCATCCGCCATTGGGATCCTCGGCGTCGATGCGAACGGGCACGACCTTGTCGGTGACCTTCGCGGTGTACGTGTTGCCGATCTGAATCTGGTCTCTCTGCATTGCGGTTCTCCTGGTTGGAGGGTGAAACAAAAATGCTCAGCGACATTCGCTGAGCAGGTCTTCGATCTCTTGCAGCTCGTTGTTGGAGAGGAAGGCGAGCGTCTCGATCAACTTCTCCCGGACGTGCCCGAGGTCACCCGCGTAGCCCCAGTCGGCGGGGTTGGCCTTCGCGTTGATCCTGTGCTTTTCGAGTTCGAGCTCGATCCAGTCCAGGACGCGGGCGATGTCTTCGCGGCGTTCGTCGTAGAGATCGCGTGCGGTCTGCTTGGGCATGGTGGTGCGGTCCTTTCTGGTTCAGGCTTGGAAACGCTGCATCTCGCGGTAGTAGTCGTGGACCATGCTGTTGGTGCCGCGATGTCCGTCCGTGCGGCGCTGCACCTCGGCGGCGACGTTGAAGAGGTCCTCGTCGCTGGTCCGGGCAGGCAGTTCCCACGTCTTCCAGGCCCGCTCCCCGCGCTTCGGGTCGCGGATGGTGCTGTCGATGCGGATGGTGTCGCTGCCGCGTGGGCGTTCGATCGCGACGTTGCCGGCGTCGCCTTCAAGCTCGATGCGTCGTGTCTGCACAGCAGGGCTCCGGGTGGTGAGGTGGATTCAGGTGTTGCCGCGCTCGACGCGGACGTGGATGTCGCTGCCGTTGCGGTGGCCGGCGATGCGCCAGGCCTTCTCGCGGGCGTCCTCGATCGAGTCGGCGAAGAAGGCGAAAGTGCCTGCCTCGCGGCGGGCGATCAGGTCAGTGACGGTGGCGCGGTAGACGTCGCCGAGCTCGCGGCTGCCGTCTTGATCATCGAAGTTTGTCATGGCGCTATCTCCTTTTCGGCGCTGCGTTTACAGACACATTCAGCCATGAGCGCCCGCCCGCAGCAAGGCGATTCGCAGGCATGTGGGCAACTTTCCGACTGCCGTAACCGGCGATGTCTGCGGGAGATGTGACGATGGCCAAACAGCCCAGCCAGAATTTCGAGACGCCCGCTCAGCCCAGCGCCGCCAGCGCGGTGAATCCCGCCTCGCTGTCCATTGAGGAGGTGTCGCGCCTGCTGTCGGCTGCGGGCGGACTGAAGATCACCGCCGAGCAGGTGCAGGCCGATCTTGACGCCGGCACGCCCGCCGGGGCTGACGGCCGGATCAACCTGGTGCACTACGCGGCGTGGCTCGCGAGGGAGGTGCAGGCCCGTTGACCTCCGGAAGGCCCGCCCAGATCGACCCGCGCCAGCTCCGCGTCGCCGAAGCCGTGCGGCTGCTCAACGCCACACCCCTGGGCGAGGTGGTGCAGCCGCACGTCCTCCACCGGCACCTCAACCGGGCCGCCAACCGGATCGCCGCCCCCGGCGACCTGCGGCGGATCGACTTGCTGCGGTACGCGGCCTGGCTGTTCCATGAGCGGCGCGGCTCCGCGGACGGCGCGCCCGGCGGCGACGCGTACGCCCGCCACAAGGAAGCGATGAACACGAGGAGCCGCGCCGCCTCCGAGTCGTCACGCGACATCGCGACCGAGGGCTGGGTCCACCCGCCGATCCACCCCGACCGCCGCGAAGCGTGCCGCTCGAGCTTCCGCGGGTTCTGCGAGGCGTACTTCCCGCAGACGTTTCATCTCGCCTGGTCGGACGACCACCTGAAAGTGATCGGCAAGATCGAGCAGGCCGTGCTGGAAGGCGGGCTGTTCGCCATGGCGATGCCGCGCGGGTCGGGCAAGACCACCCTCTGCGAGACGGCGTGCCTGTGGGCCTTGCTCTATGGCCATCGCGACTTCGTCGCGCTGATCGGCAGCGACGAAGACCACGCCGCCGACATGCTCGACTCGATCAAGAGCGAGCTGGAGAACAACGACCTCATCGACGAGGACTTCGCCGAGGTCGCCGGCCCGATCCGGGCGCTCGAGGGTATCCATCAGCGCGCGAACGGGCAGCTCTACCGCGGCGCGCGAACGCACATCGGCTGGACGGCGAAGGAAATCGTTCTGCCCACGATCGAAGGTTCGCCAGGTGGGGGCGGCATCATCAAGGTGGCCGGCATCACCGGCCGCATCCGGGGCATGAAGCATAAGCGGGCCGACGGGAAGAGCACGCGGCCGTCGCTGGTGTTGCTCGACGATCCGCAGACTGACGAGTCGGCGCGGTCGCCCTCGCAGTGCGCGACCCGCGAGCAGATCCTCGCCGGGGCGATCCTCGGCCTCGCCGGCCCCGGGCGGAAGATCGCCGGCCTGATGACCGTCACCGTCGTCCGCCCCGACGACATGGCCGACCGCATCCTCAACCGCGAGAAGCACCCTCAGTGGCAGGGCCAGCGGACGCGGATGGTCTATGCGTTCCCGGCCAACGAGAAGCTGTGGCATCGCTACGCGCAGCTCCGCGCCGACGGGCAGCGCGCGGACCGCGGGACGGGGGAAGCCACGGAGTTTTACCGCCAACACCGCGCGGCGATGGACGAAGGGGCTCGGGTCGCCTGGCCTCAGCGGCACAACCCCGACGAGCTCAGCGCCATCCAGCACGCGATGAACCTGAAGCTCGACCAGGGCGACGCCGCGTTCTGGGCCGAGTATCAGAACGAACCGCTCCCCGACGCCAGCGACGCCGACGACCTGCTCAGCGCCGAGCAGATCGCCGCGAAGACCAACGGGATGAAGCGCAACGAGGTGCCGGTCGGCGTCCAGCACCTGACCATGTTCGTCGACGTGCAGGCCAACGCGTTGTTCTGGATGATCTGCGGGTGGGAGGACAACTTCACCGGGTACGTCGTCGATTACGGCACGCATCCGGACCAGCGCCGCGGCTACTTCACGCTCCGCGACATCCGCAAGACGCTGATGAGCACCCACGCGGGCACCGGGCAGGAGGGCGCGATCTACGCCGGCCTGGAAGCGCTGAGCGGGCAGCGTCTAACCCGCCGCTGGCGTCGCGACGACGGCGCGGAGATGGCGGTGCAGCGGTGCCTGATCGATGCGAACTGGGGCAACTCCACGGACGTCGTGTACCAGTTCTGCCGCCAGAGCCCGCACGCCGCCGTGCTGATGCCCAGCCACGGCAAATACGTTGGCGCGTCCAGCGTGCCGTTCTCCGACTACAAGCCCAAGCGGGGCGAGCGACAGGGCCTGCACTGGCGCATCCCCAACGTGCAGGGCAAGCGAGCGCTGCGCGGCGTGCGATACGCGCTGATCGACACGAACTACTGGAAGAGCTTCGTGCAGGCCCGGTTGTCGGTGCCGATGGGCGATCCCGGCTGTTTGTCGCTGTTCGTGCCCGGCGCGAAGGACGGGCACCGCCTGCTGTCGGAGCATCTGACCGCCGAGTACCGGGTGAAGACCGAGGGGCGCGGCCGCCGGGTCGACGAGTGGAAGCTGATCGCGCCGGGCCGGGACAACCACTGGCTCGACTGCCTGGTCGGCTGCGCCGTCGCCGCGAGCATGCAGGGCAGCGTGCTGTTCGGCACCGACACCCAGCGCGACCCCACCCGCCGCAGGATCAAGCTGTCGCAGATCCAACGGAGGCGCTCATGATCCAGACCGAGAGTGTCAGCCCGGCCGTTGCCGGCTTCGAGTGCCGCGCCTGCGGGTGCCGCGACTTCCGCGTCGTCTACACCCGTCCGACCAACCGCGGCGTGACCCGCGTCCGCGCTTGCCGCCACTGCGGGCGGCGGATCGTGACGCGCGAAACCGTCGCGGGCGAGCCGTCCCGCGGGGAGTATCGCTCGCGAATTCCACCGGTGTAACGATCTGGCGTCGATCTTTCCCATCACCCATCACATCCCCGTTGTGCTGACACCTTCCTGTTGATGACACGCACGCTGCCGCCGGTCGCCGATCCTCACGCGCTTCACACCGAGATGCGCTACGTGCGGGCTGAGGACCGCCCCGATGCGGTCCAAGAGGCATGGGTCGCGCATCTGGAGGGCCGCAACCCGGCCCGGGCCGTCGCGACCTTCGCGCAGCGGCTGCGTCGCCAGCGACAGCGCACGTTGATCAGTTCGGTGCTCGCACAAGGTGACTGATGGCTGACGAACTCGACAACGCGATCAAGGAGAACGCCGCGGGGCCACGGAGGGCCAGCGGTGACTCGGGGTCCGTCGAGCAGCACGGCCTGGCCGACCAGGTCGCTGCCGACAAGTACCTCGAGTCCAAGAAGGCCAGCCGGTCGAAGGGACTCGGCATCAAGCTGGTCAAGGTGGACCCGGGAGGGACCGTCTGATGTGGCCGTTCCCAAAGAGCACGAAGGCCCTACGGTCCCTCCCGGTAACGCTGGGGGCGCTGAAAGCGCGGTACGACGCCGCCGCCACCACGGTGGAGAACGCCCGCCACTGGCAGAACGCCGACGGGCTGTCGGCCAACGCCGCCGCTTCGCACGAAGTCCGGCGGACGCTCCGCAACCGCGCCCGCTACGAGGTGGCGAACAACTCCTACGCGAAAGGCGTCGTGCTGACGCTGGCCAACGACTGCGTGGGCACCGGGCCACGGCTGCAGGTGCTGACCGACGACCCGGAGGTCAACCGCGTGGTCGAGTCCGCGTTCGCCGAGTGGGCACGCGAGGTCCGCCTGGCCGAGAAGCTCCGCACGATGCGGATGGCCAAGGCGACCGACGGCGAGGTCTTCGCGGTGCTCACCGCCAACCCGGTGATGGACGCGCCGGTCCAGCTCGACGTGAGGCTGGTGGAGGCCGACCGCGTGGTGTCGCCGACGATGGCGGTGCTACCGACCACGAGCGACGTCGACGGCATCATCCTCGACCGGCACGGCAACCCCCGCACCTACACGATCCTCCGCCTGCACCCCGGCGAGGCCTACGCGCCCGACTCGCCAACCGCACACTACGACGCGGTGCCCGCCGCCGACGTGATCCACTGGTTCCGGCCCGACCGCCCGGGCCAGCTCCGCGGCGTGCCCGAGATCACGCCGGCGCTTCCACTGTTCGCGCAGCTGAGGCGGTACACGCTCGCGGTCCTGGGCGCTGCGGAAACGGCGGCCGACTTCGCGGCCGTGCTGTTTACCGACGCGCCGGCCAACGGCGAAGCGGCGGCGGTCGAACCGATGGACATTGTCGAGCTCGAGAAGCGGATGGCCACCGTGCTGCCCGACGGGTGGAAGCTCGGGCAGATCAAGGCCGAGCAACCGGGCACGACCTACAGCGAGTTCAAGCGCGAGCTGCTGAACGAGATTGCCCGCTGCCTGAACATGCCGTTCAACGTCGCTGCAGGCAACTCGTCGGGCTACAACTACGCCTCGGGCCGCCTCGACCACCAGACCTACTTCAAATCGATCCGCGTGGAGCAGTCCGACTGCAATACGTCGGTGCTCGACCCCATCTTCGCCGCCTGGCTTCACGAAGCGCGACTGCTGAGCGACTTCGCCTTCCTCCGAGGCGACCTCAAGGACAAAGAGATGTCGCACCAGTGGTTCTGGGACGGCACCGAGCACGTTGATCCGGCCAAGGAGGCCAACGCGCAAGCGACGCGACTGGCAAACCACACCACCACGCTCGCGAGCGAATACGCGCGGCAGGGCAAGGACTGGGAAGGCGAGCTTCGCCAGCGGGCGAAGGAAAAGCAGCTGATGGACGAACTGGGGCTCAGTGCATCCGAGGCCAGCCCCGAAGACCCGTCGCAGACCGACCAGGAGAACGACACGGATGTCGACGACACCGGCGATCAACGACAAGCAGCCTGAGTTCGTGACGATGCGCGGGCCACTGACGGTGGAAGCCGCGGCATCCGGCACGGACGGTGAGGTTCCGGCGCTGCCGCAGTTCCGCATGGTCGCCTACACCGGCGGACTGATGCGGATCGCTGGGTTCCCGCACCCCGTGGTGGTCGACCTCGCGGGCCTGGACATCCCGTCACAGAACCTGCCGATCCGCCTGGACCACGAGCGCCGCCAGGGCGTTGGGCACACGCACCGGGTTTCTGTTGAGCGGGGCAACCTCGTCGCCGAGGGCCTGATCAGTCGCGACACGTCCTGGGCGCGGGATGTCGCGCGAAGTGGCGCAAACGGCTTTCCCTGGCAGGCATCGATCGGCGCGGCGGTCGTCGAGGCCGAACTGGTGCCCGGCGGGGTCAGCGTCCGGGTCAACGTCCAAACCTTCACCGGCCCCGTACACGTCGTGCGCCGGGCCGTCCTCAAAGAGATCAGTTTCGTCGACAGCGGTGCCGACACGAGCACGACCGCCCGGATCGCGGCACACGACAAGGAGAACCACGCGATGAGCGACATGGACGTCACCACCACGGCGACCGAAGATACGGCTGAGCAGAGCATCCAATACCAGTCGCGGCAGGACCAGCACCGCGTCGAGGCCCACGCCAAGGAAGCTGCGGACGCCTCGACCGCCCCCGCCCCGGGCTCAGGTCGACTCAGCGACGCCGTTCAGGCGATGCGTGCTGAGGCGGCCGCCGAGAGCAGGCGGATCGCCGCCATCCGCTTGGCCTGCGACGGCAAGTTCCCGGCGGTAGAGGCCAAGGCCATCGAGGATGGCTGGGACGCCACGCGCACCGAGCTTGAAGTGCTCCGCGCCTCGCGGCCCAGCGCGCCGGCACCCGGCGCGATCAGCGGGCGCTCCGATGCGACGCCGAAGGTGATCGAAGCCGCCGCGTGTCTGGCGACCAACGCGTTCAGCGACGAGCAGCTCGTCAAGGACTACGGCGAGCAGACGCTGGATGCGGCCCACCGCTTCCGCAACATCGGCGTGGCGGGGCTTATCCGCCTCGCCGCCGCGGCCGAAGGGCGCTACATCCCCGCGGTTGGAGCAAGCCCGACCGAAATCCTCGAGGCTGCGGCCAGCACCATGAGCCTGCCGGGCATAATGTCCAACATCGCCAACAAGAGCCTGATTGCGGGCTTTGACTTCGTCGAGAACGCCTGGCGTCGCATCGCCAAGATCGGATCGGTCCGCGACTTCAAGACCGTTACACGCTACCGCTTCATTGATGGCTTCGGGTTCGACCCCTTGCCGCCCAACGGCGAGATCAAGCACGGCCAGGTCGGCGAGGAGTCGTACACCAACAAGGCCGACACCTACGCCAAGATGTTCGGCGTCGATCGCCGCGATATCGTCAACGACGACCTCGACGCGCTCAAGGACGTGCCGTTCCGCATCGGCGAGGGGGCCGCCCTGACCATCAACAAGGTCTTCTGGACGCTGTGGCTCGCCAACCCGGGCAGCTTCTTTTCGGCTGGCCACAAGAACTACAAGGCCGGGGCCGACACCGCCCTGAGCGTTGACGGCCTGACGCTGGCTCGCCACACCTTCAGCAAGCAGCGTCGCCCCTCCGCCGACGGCAAGCACGACCCGCTGGGTATCCGACCCAAGCTGCTGCTCGTGCCGTCGAGCCTGGAGATCCTCGCCGACCTGCTGATGACCTCCACGACGCTCAACGAGGCGGCCAGCTCGCCCAAGAGCGACCGCAACCCCCACGCGAACAAGTTCAGCGTCGTCGCCAGCGACTACCTCGACAACGAGGACTACAGCGGCTCCAGCGCCAAGGCCTGGTACTTGCTTGCGGAACCCTCCTCCATCCCCACGGTTGAGGTCGTGTTTCTCAACGGCAAGCAGGTGCCGACCGTCGAGCGCAGCGACATGGTCTTCAACAAGCTCGGCATCGAGTTCCGCGGCTACCTCGACTTCGGTGTCAAGGAACAAGACTTCCGCGGCGGCCTGAAGATGAAGGGCGAAGCCTAACTCCACCCCCTTGGAACCGGCCAGTGCCGCTGCGCCCGTCACTGACCCCCACCTCCTGCGAGACCCACCATGTTCACCGCCACCTACATCCAGCATGGCAACACCGTTGACTACACCCCAAGCGTGCTGGTTCCGGCCGGGTCGGTCGTCGTCATCAACGACCTGCTCGGCGTCGCCACCCGTAAGCTGCCGGCGAACGAGCCCGGTGCGATCGCCGTCGTCGGCGTCTTCGACATCGCCAAGGCCACCGGCGTCGGCACCGACGCCGCGGCCGGCCTGCCCATCTATTGGGACGCCGGCAATCAGGTCGCCACGCCCGACGACAACGCCGGGGCTAATAAGCTGCTGGGCAAGAGCCTCCTGCCCGCCGCCGACGACGACGCCACGATCCGGGTCAGGCTCACGCAGTAATGACCTCGCTTCCCACGAGCATGCTGCGTCGAGGCCAGGACTTCCTGAACCGGCAACGCGAGAGGCACCTCACCGAACCGGTCGTCTACCGCCGCCCGGGCGAGGCCGACCTGCCGATCGCGGCCACGCTCGGCGCGACCGAGCACGAGGGCTCCGACGATTACGGGGCGACGGTCCGTTCGCGCTCGGTCGACTTCCTCGTCGCCGCAGACGTCCTGCTCCTCGAACCGCGCGTCGGTCACCAGCTGATCCACGACGGCCGCGTGTACGAGGTCATGGACGTCCACGGCGACGGGCCCTGGCGCTGGTCCGACCCGTACCGCACCACTTACCGCATCCACACCCGCGAGACCGGCCCCGCCGACGGAGACGAAGCGTGAGCACCTGCACCCAAGCCGAGCACTGCGAGAACCAGTTCGAGTCGATCCACCTCAAGCTCGACCGGCTGGACGAGGCGATCCGCGGCAACGGCAAGCTGGGCCTCCAACTGCGGCTGGACCGCCTCGAACAGGACACTCGCCGGCAGCGGCGATTGATCTGGGTCGTCGTCGGGGCAGTGACCGCCGCTGCGGCGTCGGCCGCCGTGGCCTGGCTCACGGCAGAAGGGGTGGTGTAACCATGAGCGTCATCGTCCAGCTTGCCGATGCGGTCGCGGCCGAACTCAACGCCGCCACGTTCACGCCCGCATTCATCGCAGAGCGGCGCGTGCTGCCGGTCTACAACTTGTCCGAGCTGACCGGCCTGCGTGTCACCGTCGTGCCCAAGGCCGTCGAGATCACCGGGGCCACCCGCGCCGCCAGCCAGCACGACCTCAGCGTCGACATAGGCGTCCAGCAACGGGTGCCTCCGGACTCCGACGTCGATGCCTTCGTGCTCGAACTCGGCGGGCTCGTCGATGCCATCGCCGACTACCTCCGTCGACGCCAACTCACCCAACCTCCAGGGGCGGGGGTGAGCTGGGTCCGCACCACCAACGATCCTGTCTACGCGTCCGAGCACCTGACCGAGAAGCGGGTGTTCACCAGCGTCCTCACCGTCACCTACCGCGGCATGAAATAGCCCCCCCGGAGAGACCCACCATGGCACCACCCCGACGCCAATGGCTCAACAGCGCGACCATCGCCATCGACCCCGACGACGGCGCGATGCTCGTTGACATCACCGCCCCCACTTCCTTTGTCGGCGGCAGCATGGCCCCCGCCCAGGCCGGCGTCGCCGAGCCGCTGGTCAGCGAACCCACGCCCTGCCGTTTCGTGTGGATCGCCTCGCCCATCGACAACGACGCCACATACATCAATACCAAGCCCATCTTCTTAGGAGATTCCGGGGGGCAGAACATGCCGCTCACCCCGCCCAACTACCGCGGCGTGGTCATCCGCATCGACGACGCCAGCAAGATCCACGTCCGCTCCGTCGTCGCCAGCGAAGGCGTCGTCTACCGCATCACCAGCGAAGGCCCCTTGGAGGACATCACCTGACTTCTCGACGCGGGACACAGCGGCGACAGGAATCAAGCGCCATTTTTCGAGCCCAACTTCCTGCCCCCCCCCCGCCCCCGGAAGCCCGCCAACGAACACCCGGGATTGCCCGCGAAGAGAAGCAGATCAACGCCATGATCGGTATGAAGATCAACAGCCTGTTCTTCGATCAGCCCGCCGTCGTGAGGACCACCGATCGCGCGACCCGTCGCGTCTTCAGCCGCTTCGGGGCGTTCGTGCGTCGCTCGGCTCGCTCGTCGATCCGCCGACGAAAGCGCACCTCGTCACCCGGCCAGCCGCCGACCTCCCGCACCGGCCTGCTCAAGCGCTTCATCTTCTTCGGCTTCGACCCAACCAAGCGTTCCGTTGTCATCGGCCCCGCCCGGCTCAACGGCTCGGGTCGGGGCGACGCGCCGTCCCTGCTTGAGCACGGCGGCACCACCACCCTCCGCCGACGCGGCCAACGTCACCGCGTCCACTTCCGGGGGCGGCCCTACATGGGCCCCGCCTTCGACAAAGAACAACCCAAGCTCCCCGCCATGTGGCGGGACTCGGTTCGCAGATAACCCCTCCACCCGGAGCACCCCACCATGCCCGACGCCTTCCTCCTCGGCATGAACGCCAAGATCTATCAAGGCCCCGCCGGCACCGCGATCACCTCCCTCACCGAGATGTCCAACGTCAAGGACGTCACGCTCAACCTCGAAGCCGGCGAGGCCGACGTCACCACCCGCGCCAACCAGGGCTGGCGGGCCACCGCCCCCACCCTCCGCGAATGCACCGTCGAGTTCGAGATGCTCTGGAAGCCCGGCGACACCGGCTTCGACGCGGTGAAGACCGCCTTCCTCACCGCCGGCACGCTGCGACTGGCCGTGCTCACCGGTGCCAGCGACGCTTCGGGCACCGAAGGGCCGCTGGGCGACTTCTCCATCACCAACTTCAGCCGCAGCGAACCGCTTGAAGAAGGCGTCACCGTGTCGGTGACCGCCAAGCTCGCCGTCTTCGACTACTGGGTCGAAGTCGCCTGATCCCTTTCACCCCTTTCACAAGGATGTTCCCATGACCTCAGTCGCCAACTTCGACGTCGCCACGCTCGCCGAGTACTTCGCCAAGTTCGCCAAGGAACTCAGCGTCAGCCAGGCCGCTCGGCAGGCCGAGTTCCCGCTGCCCGACCGCGCCCGCGCCCGCAGCTATCTCGGCCGCGTCCAGGACCTTGCCGACCTCGTCGCCGGCCAGCGGCTCGACCTGCCCAAGCTGCACCCCGACAGCTACCCCGTGATCGAGTTCCTCCCCGACGAGGCCATCAACGGCATCGAGAACTCGCTCGTCCAGGCGGTGCTCCGCCGGTTCAAGGCCGGCTACACCGAGCTGGTCGGCAGCCAGAGCAAGGACGCCGCCGCCGGCCTGCACCAGGCCGACAAGCAGCGCCTCGACCAGCTCATCGCCGCCACGCTCGAGCTCGTCAACTTCGGCACCGAAGCCCTGGACCTGCCCGAGTTCACCGGCGAGCCTGTCGCCGCCAAGCGATAGGAAACACCACCCATGAAATCCTTCACCGACACCACCGGCCGGAATTGGGCGCTGACGCTCAACCTTGGCACCGCCATGGCCGTCAAGGAGAAGCTGGGCATCGACCTGCTGCAGCCGGAGGCCCCCCGGCAGGATGATCCGGGAGGGCCGCCTGTCCTCACGCTCCTCGGCACCGACGAGTTGCTCTTGGGCGAAGTCCTCTGCGTCATGCTCGAAGGGCAGTTCGCCACGCACGGCGTCAGCGACGACGACGTGCGAAACGCCTTTGACGGCCAGACGCTGCTCGCGGCGCAGAAGGCGTTCTACGAGGAGCTGACGGATTTTTTCCGGTCCCGGGGCCGCAACGATCGGGCCAAGGCGGTCGCCAAGCAGATGGCCACGATCCACGCGGCGGTGACGGCCATCGAGACACGGATCGACGGCCTGGACCCCGGGAAGCTGGTGGAAGAAGCGATGGCCGATCCAGACGCTTCCAGGGGTGGGCGGATGTCTGGCGGATCGCCGGAAGCCTCGGCCTCGGACCCGGCGACGCCGGGCTCCGGGGTCTGACGCTTCGGCAACTGCTCTGGATGGCCGAGGGAAGCAGCCGCGAGCGGTGGGCCCACACCTCCCTGCTCTGTGCGCTGATCGCCAACGCCAACCGCAACCCCAAGAAGCACCGGCCGTTCAACGCGTCGGATTTTGATCCTCACGCAAGACACGACCGGCGATCACGGACGGTCGCCGGCAAGCACGACCTGCGCCTCCTACGCGAGGCCTTGGAATCCACGAAAGGACACTCTCATGCCTGACACCACCTCCCCCAAGCCCGGCTTCAAGACCACCGAGTTCTGGTTGTCGCTGCTCGCGACGCTGCTCGGCTTCGTCATGGCGTCGGGCGCTCTGGACATCCTCGGCGACAACCACTGGAGCGCCCCCGTGGTCGGCGGCCTGGTCGCCGTGCTCGCCAGCCTCGGCTACTCGGCCAGCCGCGCGAAGGTCAAGAGCGGAGGCCAGGGATGACCGGCCTCATCGCTGCGCTCCAGCCGGTGCTCGTGTTGGTGCTGGGAACGCTCGTCGAGTTGTGGGCTCCCCACCTGAAGCCGACGTTCGACGACGCGGACCCGGACGGCGATCGACGGGAGCGGCTGATCCGCCAGGTGCGTCGACACTGGCCGGTGGTGCTGGTGCTGTTCGCGACGGTCGGGTTGAGCGGGTGCGTACGCACGACCTACGTGCCGGACGGCACGCCGGTGCGGCTGCGCGAGACGCTCCCCGACGTGAAGGTCTGGGTGAAGGGCGACGACGGCGAACCGGTCGCGGGCCGGATGGATTTACACGAGGGCTGGTACGCGCTGCCGTTGGGTGACGAGGAGTAGTTCGCCATGGCATCATCCAAGGGCATCCGGGCCGGTCGGGCCTTCGTCGAGCTGTTCGCCGACGACACCAAGCTGGTCCGCGCCCTCCGCGCCGCCCAACGCAAGCTGCGAGCCTTCGGCGGCGCAATCCGGGGGATGGGCCTGCGTGTGGCCGGCATCGGCACTGCGCTGTTGACCCCGCTGGTCGCGTCGGCCAAATACTTCAGCTCGTACGGCGACCAGGTTGCCAAGATGGCCAAACGCACCGGCTTCTCGGTCGAGGCGTTGTCGGAGCTGAAGTTCGTGGCCAGCCAGACCGGCACGTCGCTGGAGGCGTTGGAAAGCGGGCTGCGTCGCATGCAGCGATCGGTCTACGACGCGGGCCGTGGGCTGTCGACGCAGACCGACGCGCTCGCGGACCTGGGGCTGGCGTACGAGGACCTCGACGGGCTTACCGGGGGGCCCGAGGAGCAGTTCAAGCGGATCGCCGACGCCATCGCGGAAATCGAAGACCCCACCCGCAAGGCGGCGCTGGCCCAGGCCCTTTTCGGTCGGGCCGGCACGCAGCTGCTGCCGATGTTCGCCCAGGGGGCCGAGGGCATCTCGGCGTTGCAGGAAGAAGCGCGACGCCTGGGCCTGACGATGTCGGGCGAGGACGCCGCGGCGGCCGAGGTCTTCACCGATGCCCTCGACCGATTGTGGAAAGTGGTCCGCCAGGGGGTGTTCAACGTCGGAGCGGCGCTGGCACCGCTGCTGACCAAGCTCGCCGACACGCTGCTGCGGCTGGCGGTGATTGCCAGCGAGTGGATCAAGGCCAACCGCCAGCTGGTCGTGCAGGCCGCGAAGATCGCCGCGGTCATCACCGGGGCCGGCATCGCCCTGATCCTGCTGGGCGGGCTGTTGATCGGCTCGGCCCTAGTCATGGGTGCGTTGGCGTCGGCCGTTGCCGGGGTGGTGTCGCTGCTGGGCGGTTTGGCCGCCGGTTTGGCGTTCCTCGTCTCGCCGATCGGGTTGGTGATCGTGGCCGTGACGGCGCTGTCGGCGTACCTGCTGCACGCCAGCGGCATCGCGGGACAAGCGCTCGACTGGCTGGCCGACCGATTCACCCAGCTCCGCGATCGCGCGGCGGCCACCTTCCGGGGGATCGCGGATGCGTTGGCGGCGGGAGACGTCTCGCTCGCGGCCCGCGTCCTGTGGCTGGCGCTCAAGGCCGAGTGGGTGCGGGGCATCAACTTCGTTCAGGGGCTGTGGCTGGGCTTCAAGCACTTCATCATGGACCTGCTGGTCGGCGCGTTCACCGGCGCGTTGTCGGCGCTGCAGCTCGTCTGGCACGGCCTCGAAGCGGGCTGGATCGAGACCACCGCGTTCCTGCAGACCGCGTGGCTGGGGTTCGTCAACATCTTCAACCGCTCGTGGGAGCGGATGCGGGCGCTGGCGGCAAAGACGTGGAACGTCATCAAGTCGCTATTCGACGACTCGCTTGACCCCAGCAAGGCGAACGCCGAGATCGACAGAGCAATCCGGGGGCGGCTGTCGGAGATCGATGCCAGCACCGGCGAGCAGGTCATCGAGACCGACCGCCGTCGCGAGAGCCGACGCCGCCAGTCGGCCAGGCTCAACGAGCAGACGCTCGGCGTCATCGGCCAGCGGTACGAGGACGAGCAAGACCGACAGGCTCAAGAACAAGCCCACGCGCAGCGCGACGCCGAGAAGGCACTCATCGAGGCCCGCCGCGAGTGGGAGCAGGCGATCGCCGAGGCGAGGCAGAAGCGGGAGTCCGTCGAGGCTGGTGAGAGCCCCGTGCCAGGGATCGATGGGTTGGAACTGCCCGACCTCTCGGGCCTGGGAGAAGAGTTGGACCGGGCTATGGACCGCATCGTGTCGGTGGGGTCGTTCAACCCCGCGGCGCTCGTCGGCATGGCGTTGCAGAGCGACGCCGCCGAACGCACCGCCGACGCGGCCGAGGCCACCGCCCGCAACACCAAGCGCATCGAACGCGAGATGCGCCATGGTGGTTTGACCTTCGCATAAAGGATTCAGGGGTGCCCGTCGTCGTGGAAGAAAAATTCGGTCGCGTGCTCGCCGACGAGTCGGCAGAGCTGACCTATATAGTCCGCGGCACCGACTCCGACGCCACGGCACGCTCGCAGGTCTTGTCGGCTTCCCCCCTGACCCACGAGGGCCTCAAACGCGACGACGCCGAAGTCGAAGAGATCGCCCCGACCATCTGGCTCGGCGCAGTGCGGTACACCAAGCCAACCGGCGGCTCGACCGCCGAACCCGGCGAATCGAGCTTCACCTTCGAGACCCGCGGCGGCACGCAACACATCACCCAGTCGCTGCAGACGGTGGGGTCGTACGCGGCAAGCGGCACGGCGGCGAATTACGAGGGGGCGATTGGCGTGACTGAGAACGGCGTGGACGGCGTGGACATCACCGTGCCCGTCTACTCGTTCTCCGAGACGCACTGGCTCAGCCCGTCCACGGTGACCACCGCCTACAAGGGCACGCTGTTCAGCCTCACGGGCTGCGTCAACACCAACAACTTCCGCGGTCTCGACCCGGGCGAGTGCCTTTTCCTCGGCGCGGCCGGGTCGCGGCGCGGCACGTCGGCAGACGACCTCTGGGAAGTGACGTACGCCTTCGCCGGCTCGCCCAATGTGAGCGGGCTCACCATCGGCTCGATCACCGGGATTGCCAAAGCCGGATGGGACTACCTGTGGGTGCGTTACCAGGAGGCTGAGGACACGGCGGCCAAGATGCTGGTGCGCAAACCGATCGCCGCGTACGTCGAGCGGGTGTACCGTCAAGCGAGCTTCGCGGGGCTGGGGATCTGACCATGGCCGGGTTGCGTCACGTCCAGTCCGGCCAGCCGATGCGGATCCCGGCCGCGGACTGGAACCGCGTCATCGACGCCACGCGGGCGCACTACGAGGGGCTCGGTGCGCCGCGGTCCGTGACGCCCATGGTGATGTCCAGGGCAACAATCCGCGTGAAGAACACTTCCGGGGCTGACCTTGAACGGTTCTCGGCCGCGGCGATCTTGGGGGTGCTGATCGACCCGGGCGACAACGCCGAAGCGTTCGCCGCCACCCCCGGATTCACTGTGGCGATGCCCGTGGCCGAGGACGTCGGCACGGGACGCATCGTCATCACGGCCGAGCCCATCATCGCCGGGGGAATCGGCCGGGCCTACGCCAGCGGCGTGTGCATAGCCAAGATCGACGTCACTGACGAGGCTCACACCCACGCCGACGTGGCCGACGACGAGACGATGCTTGCGTCTTCGACCTCGGGGCCTCTGTCGATCCTGTGGAAGGAAGCCGGCACCGGCGTGGTCTTCGCCCTCGTCCGCTTCGGCGAAGCCGACTCCCTTGTCCCGGTCCAGCTCACGCAGACCGGCGGTTTGCCCGGCGACAAGGACAACCAATGCTCGTTCACCTACACCGTCCGTGACCTCGCCGGCAACGAGCTCGCCACGGCCGTGGACCCGCTCGCCAGCCCCCACGCCTGGCGACGCATGCCACGCGGTCAGTACCTCGCCGCGACCGCCGGCCTAGCTGTCCCGCAACCGGACGGCGCTCCGGCCATCTACTGGATCAACGAGGTCCCCAACGCCAACGCCTGTCAGGCGACGGAGGGTGCCTGATGACCGCCTGGACCGGAACTTCCGGGGGCATCGTGCTCAACGATCAGGGCGTCATCTGCGTCGCCGACGAGTGCCCCTGCGACCCCACCCCCGTCGATCTGGTGTTCTCGTACCAGCGGAGCCTCTACCACTTCCGCATCGACGAATCGACCACGCCCCCGACCGTCACGCAGTGGCCCATCGGCACGCTCACCGGCGTCGAGGCCTTGGACGTCTGGGACGACCGCGTCTGGTGGTACGACCCCGGAAGTTCCGCCCCCGGAAGTAGCGGGGGCGAAAGCTGCTTCAAGAGGTATCGGCTGTCCACCGCGACCGAGGAGCTGTCGGTCCCCATGACCACCATCCCCAGCTACTTCGCCGACCTGCACAGCGGCAACCCGTCCTCGCAACAAGGCGTCTACGACATCTACTGCGGCGACCAGTGCATCACCGTCAACAGTCACGGCGTCTTCCTCGGCGAGGGTCGCCGCGACCGCCGCTTCGCCTACACCCAGCTCACCCACGATTTCACGCTGATCGATTCGGTCCAGCTGCAGACCGGGACCTACCTCGACCTCGAGCAGACCAGCTACATCATGACCCCGCGGAACGCCTACCACCACGGCGGCAAACTCTGCGCCATGCTCATATCGATGCAGGCCTACAACCCCAATCACACCGGCCAGTACCTCGTCGAGTTGGGCGGCCTGCCAAGCGACTACCGCGACACGTACGTGCCAAGCTCCGAGCGACGCACGATCTACTATCGCGGCAACCCGCGGATCAGCCTAATCCCCGGGGCCGACTACAACTCGGCCCCGGTCGTCCTGCCCGGCGGCTTCGAGGCCGGCTGGTTCGCTCGGGCCGGCACCGGCTGGTATCCGCTGCAGATCCAGGAAGACCGCACCGTCTCGCGGATCGTCCCCCACTCGATCGGCTGCGTGCTCCGCAACCCTACCGACGTGCTCAACCTCATCGTCGCCGGCTGGGCGTCCAACGGCTACTACGCCCAAGGTCACGAGCAAGACACCGTGATCGCCGAGTACGCGCCGTTCGGCTGGTCCAACGGCGTCACCAACCCCCGCGACACCCTCTGGTCGGTCCGCATGTTCGACCTCTTCGGCGACAACCGCACCCTCAAAGCCATCTGCCGCGACGGCAACGCCAACAGCCTTTTCGCCTTCACCCACAACCCGTCAAGGCAGGAGGTCGATCTCTCCCGCATCGATCACCTCGCGGGCACCGTCCGCTGGACGCACGCGACCGGCCTGCCCTCGCCCGAGACCACCAGCTACGGCACGACCAACGGCAGGCTCGACCGCAACACGCTCGCCATGCTCGATGACGGCGGGGCCGGACGCGGGGCGATCAAGGTGTGATGCGTTTCGCTGCTGCGGTAATCGGGCACCTGCGGCTGTGTTCTGAGGAAAGGGCCCGTGACCTGGCCGAGGACTGCACGTTCGGCTGGTGGCCGAATGTGGGTTCCGCACGATAGGCTCCTGCATCTCCCATTGCCCCCGGAAGCCCTCGCGGTGCCTCGTGTGCCGCGGGGGTTTTCTATGACTGCTGACATATTTGTGTCATCCCGCTGGCATCGGGTGGTTTGACAATAACGGCCAACAGCGATCAAATGTTCAGGCCACCGGAGCCGACGGGGGGCTCGTCGCTTTCCCATCTCTCCCGGGCAGGATTTTCCGATGCCCAAGAAGCAGCCGGACCCGGTCATGACCATCGACGACCTCGCTGAGTACCTCAAGCTGAGCAAGTCATCGGTCTACAAGCTCTGCCAGGCGGGGAAAATCCCCGGGCAGAAGGTCGGCCGACACTGGCGGTTCCACCGTGACGTCATCGACACGTGGTTGAAGGCAGGCGAACGAACTGAAAGGACCTGACGCATGCCCAAGAATCTGCAAGACATCCTCGCCCAATTCCGGGACGACGCCCGCAACAACCGTGACCTCGGCGACCGCTTCGAGCGGCTGATGGTCCGCTACTTCGAACTCGACCCCACCTACGCCGACCGCTTCGACAAAATCTGGATGTGGAACGACTGGCCCGACAAGGGCAAGGTCGGCGACGTCGGCATCGACCTCGTCGCCCGCGACCGCGCCACCGGCGAACACGTCGCCATCCAGTGCAAGTTCTACCTCCCCGAACACACTCTCTCCAAAGGCGACATCGACTCTTTCTTCACGGCCATGGGCCGCAAGCAATTCTCTTCCGGCATCATCATCTCCACGACCGACAAGTGGGGCAAGAACGCCGACGACGCACTCAACCACCAGACCAAGCCCGTAACCCGACTCAGCGTCCATGACATCGAAGCCAGCCCCATCGACTGGTCAGTCTTCGACGCCAAACGCCCCCAAGCCCTCAAGCGACTCGCCAAGCACAAGCCCCGCCTACACCAGCAAGAAGCCATCGCCGACGTCATCAACGGCTTCAAGTCCGCCGACCGCGGCAAGCTCATCATGGCCTGCGGCACCGGCAAGACCTTCACCGCCCTCAAGATCGCTGAGAAGCAAGCCCAAGGGGGAACCGTCCTCTTCCTCGTCCCCTCCCTCTCGCTCCTCGCCCAGACCCTCCGCGAGTGGACCGCCCAGGCCACCCACGGCATCCGCGCCCTAGCCGTCTGCTCCGACGTCAGCATCGGCACCAGCCGCAGAAAAGCCAAGGACGACACCGAGGACATCACCGTCCACGATCTCGCCTTCCCCGCCACCACCAACGCCAGACAACTCACCGCCCAATACAACAGCCTCGCCGCCTACGCCGCCAAGGACAAAGACCCCGGCAGCACGAAAAAACTCACCGTCGTCTTCTCCACCTACCACTCCATCGAAGCCGTCCACAAAGCTCAGAAAGCCGGCCTGCCCGACTTCGACCTCGTCATCTGCGACGAAGCCCACCGCACCACCGGCGTCACCCTCGTCGGGCAAGACGAATCCCACTTCGTCAAGGTCCACGACGCTGGCTTCATCAAGGCCGCCAAGCGGCTCTACATGACCGCCACCCCCCGCATCTACGGCGAAGACGCCAAGTCCAAAGCCAACGACGCCGCCGCCGAAATCGCCTCCATGGACGACCCCGCCGTCTTCGGCGAAGAACTCCATCGCCTCGGCTTTGGTGTCGCCGTCTCCAAAGGCTTGCTCACCGACTACAAGGTCCTCGTCCTTGCCGTCGATGAGTCCTACGTCGCCAAAACCTTCCAAAAACAACTCGCTAGCAAGAGCGAACTCAACCTCGACGACGCTACCCGCATCACCGGCTGCTGGAACGGCCTCGAAAAACGCTTCGAAGCACTCCGCCAAACCCCCGAGCTCCAAGGCGACCTCCAACCAATGCGCCGGGCCGTCGCCTTCTCCCGCACCATCAAAGACTCCAAACGCTTCGTCCAACAGTTCCACGATATTGTCGAGGCCTACAAAGACGACCACCCTGACCTTGACGTCCTCGACGTCGAAACCGACCACGTGGATGGATCGTTTGACGCCCTCCGGCGCAATGCCCTTTTGGAGTGGTTGAAAGAAGAACATTCCGGCGGAGCCAGAATCCTCTCCAACGCCCGCTGCCTCTCCGAAGGCGTTGACGTCCCCGCCCTCGACGCGATCATGTTTCTCAACCCCCGAAACTCACAGATCGATGTCGTCCAGTCCGTCGGTCGCGTCATGCGCCTCGCCCCCGATAAGCGGTTCGGCTACATCATCCTGCCCATCGGCATCCCCGCCAACAAGACCCCCGAGGACGCCCTCAAGGACAACGAGAAATACAAGGTCGTCTGGCAGGTCCTCCAGGCCCTCCGCGCCCACGACGACCGCTTCAACGCCACCGTCAACCAGATCGAACTCAACAAGCAACGCCCCGACAACATCCAGGTCATCGGCGCAGGCCCCATCGGCCAGCAACGCGACAGCGAGTCCACTAGCTCAGACGGCGACTCCAAACCCAAGACCCGCGAAATTCAAGGCGCGTTCGCCTTCCCCCAGCTCGACGAGTGGAAAGACGCCATCTACGCCAAGATGGTCAAGAAGGTCGGCGACCGCGCCTATTGGGCCACGTGGGCCAACGACATCGCCCGCATCGCCGAAAAGCACATCACCCGCATCAAAGCCCTCGTCAAGGACAAAGACGCCCCCTACGCCGACGACTTCGCGCAATTTCTCGCCAGCCTGCAGGACAGCCTGAACCCCGCTGTCACTGCCGACGAAGCCGTCGAGATGCTCGCCCAACACCTCATCACCCGGCCCGTCTTCGACGCCCTCTTCGCCGGCTACGCCTTCACCGAGCACAACCCGGTCTCCCAAGCCATGCAAGGCATGCTCGACAAGCTCGACGAGCAATCCGTCAGCAAAGAGGCCGAGACGCTCGAAAAGTTCTACGCCTCCGTTCGCGACCGCGCCGCCGGGCTCGACAACGCCGAGGCCCGCCAGCGCGTCATCATCGAGCTCTACGACGAATTCTTCAAAAACGCCTTCCCCAAGATGGCCGAACGCCTCGGCATCGTCTACACACCCACCGAAGTCGTCGACTTCATCATCCACAGCGTACAGGACATCCTCAAGAGCGAGTTCGACTCCGCGCTCGGCGATAAAGACGTCCACATCATCGACCCCTTCACCGGCACCGGCACGTTTATTGTCCGCGTGCTCCAATCCGGCTTGATTGACCGCAAAGACCTGCCCCGCAAATTCCGGGGGGAGCTGCACGCGAACGAGATCGTCCTGCTCGCCTACTACATCGCCGCGATCAACATCGAAGAAACCTATCACGGCCTCATGTCATCCGCCCCCGGAAGTGAAGGCAAATCGAAGCCCGCGAAGTATGAGCCGTTTGATGGGATCGTCCTCACCGACACCTTCCAACTCTACGAAGCCAGGCAAGGCCAGATCGAAGGCACATTCCCCGAAAACAGTAAACGCGCCAAACGCCAGCAACAAAGCCCTATCCGTGTGGTGATTGCGAATCCGCCGTATTCAGCTCAACAGCAGAGTGAGAACGACAACAATAAGGGTTTGGAATATACTGCGCTCGACCAGCGCATCCGTGAAACGTACGCAAAAGCCTCAAAAGCGAAGCTCAAAAAGAATCTCTATGCGAGCGAAACTCGCGCCATCCGATGGGCTGGTGACCGGATAAAAGATCGTGGTATCGTTGGATTCGTCACCAATGGATCGTTCATTGACGCAAACAATATGGACGGTTTGCGAGGTAGCCTCTCCGAAGAGTTTACCTCGCTCTACGTCTTCAACCTCCGCGGAAATCAACGTACATCCGGGGAACTATCACGTCAGGAAGGAGGAAAGATTTTCGGTTCTGGGAGCCGCAATACCATCGCCATCACGTTACTTGTCAAGAATCCCTCTCACAAAGGCAAGCCCAAGCTCCACTACTACGACATCGGCGACTACCTCAAACGTGAAGAGAAGCTCCGCATCATCCGCAGCTTCGCCAGCATCGGTGGCATCGCCAAGGTGAAGAAGTGGACCACAATCAAACCCAACCCCGAACACGACTGGATCAACCAGCGCGACCCGGCTTTTGATGAGTTCATCCCGCTAGGCGATAAGGACAGCGAGAAGGGCTTGCGATTCTTTGAGAACTACACGCAGGGCGTGCTAACCAGTCGGGACAAGTGGTGCTACAGCTTCGGACGCCAGGCCGTAGAAAAAAGTATGCGGAGAATGATTGACGCATACAACGAAGATCAACCGCGCGTACTTGAAGCGGTAGCGGGTTTGAAGCGAGCGGAGCGCGATCCTGTAGTGTCTGACACGATCAATACTGATCCGAAGCGAATCTCGTGGTCACGTGCACTCAAGAATGACGTGGCATCTGGTAAGAAAGTAAAACTGCGCAAAGACGGGATAGTTGTGGGCGGTTACCGTCCCTACGCCAAGCAGTGCATTTACTTTGATAGGACTTTAAACGAATTTGTTTACCAGATTCCAAGTGTATTTCCTGAAGGACGATTACCAAACATCGGGATATTTGTGACAGGCGGTGGAGCAGGAAAGGATTGGTCGGCTCTCGCTCTCGATTGCATTCCGAACTATCACATGCTTGACACAGGTCAATGCTTCCCCCTTTACCTCTACGAAAAGGCCGAGGACGACGGCAAGCTCGGCTTTGATACTTCCGGGGATGGCGAAGTCATCGACGGCTACCGCCGTCGGGACGCGATCACCGATGGGATGCTCAAAACGTTCCGCGACGCTTACCCCCGGAAGGGTAAGGGCAAGGAAGTCGAGAAAGAAGACATCTTCTATTACGTCTACGGCATCCTGCACAGTCCCGAGTACCGGACGCGCTTCGCGGCCGACCTCAAGAAGATGCTCCCCCGCATCCCGCTCACCGGCACCGCCGAGGACTTCTGGAAGTTTTCCGGGGGCGGCCGCGACCTCGCCGATTTGCACCTCAACTACGAAACCGTCGACCCCTGGCCCGAAGTCATCGAACACGACACCGGCCCGATGACCATGGACACCTTCGAGAAGTTCAAGGTCAAGAAGATGGCCTTCGGTCGCCCCACCAAAGAGCAGAAGGCCGAGGGGCTCAAGTACGACAAAACGAAGATCGTCTACAACGCCCACATCACCCTGACCAACATCCCGCTCGAAGCATACGACTACGTCGTCAACGGCAAGCCGGCCATCGAGTGGATCATGGACCGCTACAAAGTCACCGTCGACAATAAAAAGAACGGGAGCGGCATCAAGAACGACCCCAACGACTGGTGCAAAGAGCACGACGACCCCCGCTACATCCTCGACCTCATCCCCCGCCTCATCCGCGTCAGCCTCGAAACGATGAAGATCGTGAAGTCACTCCCGGACCTGAACGAGCGGACGTGATTTGAGTTAATGACAAGGCGAAAGCATGACCGACAAACGGCCACAGACGATCCAGTTCCTCCTGCCGCAGGGCGAGCCGCGGGGGATTCGCATCGCTATTGAGAACCTGCTGGACGATATCGAGCAGTTCACGGGCATCGCACTCGTGATGAAAGGCGGGAAAGCTTCGGGGGTGAAGGCATGACGGGCGAAGCTTTGGCAAACGGATATCCCTTCTCTGCGGCGGCTTCTGCCACGGGGTACTTTTACCAGTGTCGGTACAGCTTGTTGGAAGCGCTACGGAGAATGCGGCAGGAAGCCGACTTCCAGGTTTGCATCGAGACGCTTGACGACGTCGTGTTCGACCAGCAGGGATCGCCGCCGGAGCTGCTGCAGACGAAGCATCACGTCAACCGAGCCGCTGATCTGACTGATGCGTCGGTCGATCTATGGAAGACGTTGCGCATCTGGTGTGAGGGCGTCGCGAGCGGGTCACTACACCTGGGGTCACGATTCATCTTGGTCACTACAGCGTCGGCAGGCTCAGGTTCGGCAGCTGAAATGCTGAGGCCAGGTGTGGGCCGGGATGTGTCGGGTGCGTTGGATCGACTTCGGTCAACGGCGGCGACTTCCACCAACCAGACCAATGCTACAGCCTACACAGCCTTCAAGGCGTTGGATGGAACGAAGCAGCAGCAACTGCTCGACGATGTGATCGTCGTCGATTCTGCATCATCGATCACATCGCTTGATGCTGACATCCGGCAGGAGGTGTTCTACGCAGTTGACCGCCATTTCCTGGATGCTTTCCTGGGCCGCCTTGAGGGGTGGTGGTTCCGTCGAGTGATTCGGCATCTGGCTGCGGATCGCGGCGTTCCGATCCTGAGTGCCGAGCTTCTGGACGAGATCAACAACCTGCGTGAGTCGCTGCGTGAAGACAACCTGCCAATCGATGACGACATTGAGCAGTTGGAGGTCGACGCGACTGGATATTCCGAGAGGGTCTTCGTCCATCAGTTGCGCCTCATTCAAATCAGCAATGCCCGTGTCGTCCGCGCGATCCGAGACTACTACCGGGCGTTTGTGCAGCGTTCACGTTGGGTCCGTGAAGAGCTGGTGGGTGTTGGCGATCTCGATCGGTATGGCACACGCCTCAAAGACGCTTGGCAGTCTCACTTCCTCATCATGCGCGACGAACTCGGTGAGTCAGCTGCTGAGGATGAGTTGCGCCGCGCAGCCACTAATCTCTACAAGTGGATTGAGACCGGTGACCTTCCACGTATTCGCCCGCAGTGTCGAGATGGGTTCGTCGCCCGGGGCTCGTTCCACATTCTCGCCGATGAACTTAAGATCGGTTGGCACCCCGAGTTCGAAGCACGCCTTCGCCTACTGCTTGAACCGGCAACGGAGGAGGTGCGCCGATGACCGAGTGGACTGAACGCCCCCACGAAGAGGCCAATCTTCTTAACCCCGCGTTCTGTTGCTTGGGGATGACCGCCGCTATCGCTGGCTACCAGGCAGATGCCAACCGAGGTCTTCCTCTCGGTCTGGCTTTCATGATCCTGCCAATCACACTTCACAAACCAACGAGGGACTTGCTCCCTCGCGACCGCCGCACATCGTTGCCCATGTGGATTCAGGTCAACGCGTCGGCACGCGTGCTGTTCCACGAGCGCCTTGTCTCGCTGAAGCCATTTGCTCGTGAAGCCATTCTCTTCGGCTGCAGCAGGGCGTGGTTTGCGATGCAAGAGGACGCCTCGCTTACGACTGACAGAACGGAAGCCGCCCTGCGGAGGTCGTATCAGTCGCTGGAGGCCGAACCGAAAGACTGCGTCATCAAAGCGATATTCGTGGGCAAGTGGCTGGCGGCGGCGGGCTCACCGGCAACAGTGATGGCACTTTGGGGAATCCAACCATGAGCTTTCAGCTACTGGACATCGTGTTGTACGGCATCAACGAGCAACGACGGGTACTATCGCTGCGGCTCGGACAACTCAACATCATCACGGGTGCCTCAAAGACGGGCAAGACCGCGTTGATCGAGATTGTCGACTACTGCATGGGCAGCGGCGAGTGTCGGATTCCAGAAGGTGTGATCCGCCGAGCGGTGGAATGGGTTGGCCTTCGGTTGAGCGTTCCCGAGGGGCAGGTCTTTGTCGCGCGAAGGCTTCCCAGTAGCGGAGCCCAAGCATCGTCTGACGTGTATTACTCCGTTGGGGCGGACGTTGAGGTGCCCGAATACGCCGGGCTTCGGCAGACGACAAACCCAAGGGCGCTAGAAGGATTGCTTACTGCACATGCCGGGATTCGCGCTAACGTGCATGAGCCCCCGTCGGGCCAGACTAGAGCCGCGCTTTCCGCGAACATCCGGCATGCCCTCTTCTTCTGCTTTCAGCAGCAAAGTGAGGTTATCAGCCAGCGGCACCTGTTCCACAAGCAGAGCGAGCCATTTGTTCCGCAGGCGATCAAGGACGTGCTTCCCTACTTCCTCGGAGCGGTGACAGATGATCATGTTGCGAAGATGCAGAAGCTAAGGCAGCTTCGGCGGGATCTGAAGTCTGCTGAGAAGAAGTTGGCCGAGCTTGATGCCATCCGCGGTACGGGCGTGAGCCGAGCGCACACTCTGCTCGCGGAAGTACGTGACCTCGGTCTCGTCCAGACGGAGCGCTTGCCTGAATCATGGGAGACAAGCGTCGATTTACTACGAGAGGTTCAACGCCTGCCCTTCGAGCAGGAGCAGGCGCTAACAGATGCGGGTGATCAGTTTCAACAAATGCAGGAGGAGCGGAGACGTCTGATCGAGGAGATGCGGTCGGTGAAGACTCAACTGGAGGCGGCCGAGGCCTTAGCAGCTGATCGCGAAGGTTTCACAAAAGAGGGGTCGGCGCAAATCGCTCGGTTGAAGAGCATCGAGCTATTCGGCGATGGCGACGAGGACGCGGGTCACGCTTGTCCGCTCTGCCAGACATCGCTTCAGCAAGGCGCACTGCCGGGTGTTGAGCAGTTTTCTTCGGCGGTCGAGCGCCTTTCTCAGGAAGTGCGGTCTGTTCAGGAGCGGTCTCCACAGATGGATGAGGTGCTTCGGACCTTGCGTGAACGTCTCGACGCTGCCAAGACGCGGCTACGCGAGAACAGAGAGGCGTTGGATGCATTGCAACGCACGAACGTGGAGATTGAACGCATTCGTGACAGCCTTGCACGCCGCTCGTACATCATGGGTCGCGTAGCTCTTTATCTAGAGAGCCTGCCCGAAGCTGCAGATGACAGCGACCTGCGACAAGAGATCGAGCGATTGAAGCGCGAGGCGGAGGCTCTCGCCGAAGAATTGAGCGATGAGGTAGTTGAGGAACGCATGCAGTCTTTCATCGGCCGCATGACGCAAGACATGTCCGAGTGGGCGCGACGCCTAAATCTGGAGTTTGCAGACTCACCTCTTCGATTGGACCCAAAGCGGCTGACCGTGGTAGCTGACACTGACGACGGACCCGTGCCAATGGAGCGCATGGGCAGTGGGGCCAATTGGGTCGGCTATCACCTGATTGCCCACCTGGCGCTACACCGATTATTTGTCATGAAGCAACGGCCCGTCCCACGATTCCTCTTCGTTGACCAACCGTCGCAGGTGTACTTTCCGCAGGATCCTGACGTTGAGGCTGGCCCAGGGGAGGTCGGAGATGACGACCGACAGGCTGTCGCTCAGATGTATCTGATCTCGAAGGACGTTGCCGACTCCCTGGATGGTCGTCTGCAGATCATCATGACTGATCACGCGGACATCGCGGAGCCATGGTTCCAGGAGAGCGTGGTCGAGAGGTGGCGCGGCGGCCAGAAGCTTGTGCCGGACGATTGGCTGCAAGCCTAAGTCGGCGGGAGCAAACTTGACAACCGAACACGAACCAAACATATTGATCGCATCGGCTAGAGAGGCCAAGGACTGTCCGGCCATGAGAAACCGCAGGATGCGTGATGAGCCGAAGCACCACTGACGGGGATATGACCACCGATGGAAGGCATCACGACGGCTCCGGCCCCCTCTCTCGCTGACTCCGCTCAATCCGGCACGCATCGTATCCGCAGCTTTGCCATCAGCGGGGGCTTTCTCGACGGCATCCAACTCGATCTGGCCGAGGGGCTGAACTGCCTCATCGGGGCCCGCGGCACTGGGAAGACGACGGTTCTTGAACTCGTGCGTTACGCGCTCGACGCACTTCCGGCCGGAAACAGCGCAGAGCGGCACCGGATCGAGAATCTGGTCAAGGCTAACCTCGGCAACGGCACGATCGAGGTGGGGATCGAAACTCGCGACGGTCTGGCCTACCGCGTCATCCGCTCATGGCAGGACGACCCGGTGGTGGTGACCGCCGACGGCGCGGCCACTGACATCAGCCTGCGTCCCAACGCCGCCGGCAACGGGGTGTTTCGCGCGCACATCTACAGCCAGAACGAGATCGAGCGCATTGCCGAGCAGTCGCAATCGCAGCTTTCGCTGATCGACACCTTCGCAGGGGCCGAGATTGCCGCGATCAACGCGGAGCTTCGCACGCTCACCTCCAAGCTCGCAACCAACGCCACGGCGATTGCGCCGCTTCAAGAGGATATCGAGACGAAGAACACCGAGCTCGCATCGAAAGGCGGCATCGATGAGAAGCTCAAGGGCCTCGGCCCGATAACCGGACAGAACGCCGAAGAGGTGACGAAGGGGCAGCAGGCCAAGACCATGCGGCAGCGTGAATCAGATGCCATGGATGGTCTGTGGCAGTTCCTGCAGGACTACGACGAGAAGGTTGAAGCTCTACAGGGGCAGGTTGAATCTCAGGCGCGCCAGCTGATTCCCGACGACTTGACCAATGGCGCGAACGGCGAGGCCATCAAGGTTGTTCGCCAGAAGCTGCTCGACGGTGGAGTCGAAATCGACGATCTGATGCGACAGTCTCGAAACGTGATCACGCGCCTGCAGGACGCGCTGGGCGACGCGGGCACGGCGCTCACCACGACGCACGCCGAACAGGAGGCGGCGTACCAGAGGTTGCTACAGGCGGATTCGGCCATTCGCGGCCAAGCGTCTGAGCGGACGCGGCTGGAGAAGCTGCTGAACGGCCTGCGAACAAAGGAACGTGACCGCGATGCGCTGATCGACAAGCAGGCGAAGCTGCAGGACGAACGGACGGATCTCCTCCGGAAGCTGTCGGAGTTGCGGGATCAGCGGTACGCGATCCGCCGTGGCATCGCCGAACGGATCAACAACGCACTCCATGGTGCCATCCGCGTCACCGTCGAGCAGTCAGGCCACCTTGGTGAGTATCGCAACCTCGTGGAAAGCCTGCTGGACGGGGTCCGCGTCAAACGCGGCATGGTGGCCCAGCAGATCGTCGAGCGGGTTACGCCGATGGAACTCGTCGCCCTCATCCGAAGCGAAGACGTCGAGGGGCTCCAGGCGGCAACGAGCCTCAACGCCGACCAAGCCCGCAAGGTGGTGGACGGCCTTCGCACCGCCGATGCTCTTTACTCCATCGAGTCCGTCGAGCTGGCCGACCGGCCGTGCATCGAACTGAAAGACTGCGACAGCTACAAGGAGTCCTCGGCGCTCTCCACCGGGCAGAAGTGCACGACGATCTTGCCGATCCTGCTGCTCGACAGCGATACGCCGCTGCTCGTCGATCAGCCCGAAGACAATCTCGACAACCGCTTCATCTGCGAGTCGGTGGTCGAAAGCATCCGGACGGCGAAGGCGGCGCGGCAGTTGGTGTTCGTGACCCACAACCCGAATATCCCGGTGCTCGCGGACGCCGAACGCGTCTTCGTCCTCGAGTCCGACGGCGGGCGAGCCCGCACCTCCGTGTGCGGCGACGTGGACGCGTGCCGCGAGTCCATCGTCAACCTGCTCGAGGGCGGCGAGCAGGCATTCAAGCGCCGCCAGGAAAGGTACGCCTACTGATGGCCAGCACCGCCTCACGGTCCGCGGCGACCGCGTCGTCGTCGGTCGACCTGACCGAGGCGCTGGCATCGCTACAGGCCAACCGAGAGTCGATCGACTGGCCGCAGCGACGCGAGATCGTGAAGCGGTTGGTCGGGCCGCTTTCAGAGGGCCAGGCGGGCGAGCCGTTCCGTTCGCTGCTGGTGCTACTGGCCGCCGACCCGAAGTGGGAAGTGCGTCGCGACGTGGCGGACGCGTTGGGGGCCATCCCCGATAACGAACTGGCGGCCTTGCTCGACGGGTTCGAGGGCGACAGCCACACCTACGTGCGGAAGGCAGCGAAACGGAGCGCAGAACGCCGGCGTGCAGCCGCCCGCGAGGCGAAGAAGAACAAGCGTGGCGTCGATCTGGTGCTTGCGCTCTACCAGGAGCTCGAGGCCGATCACGGCAAGGACGCGGCCGAGAAGGCCCGTCGACTGGCCGAGCAGCTCTACGACACGTTGATCGGCGCGACCGTCCACGAGATCAGAAGCGTCCTGACCGCGTTGAAGGAGGACAACGCCGCGATCATCGAGCGGCAGCAGGCCGATGAGCTTGATCCAGCGTTTCTTAAGCGCAAGTCGCTGAAGATGGCCGAGCGGCTGTCGTTCATAGAACGGCTGACGGAGGAAATGCGCAATTCGGCCCGCCCCATCTCGGATGAGCGAGTACCGGCAGACCTAACCGACCTGATCACCGAAGCCCGCAGCATCGTTTCGCAGAACCTCAAGGCGAGGAACGTCAGCCCCCGCAACGTGGCACTCAATGTCACCGCCCCACGTGACGTCGTCATCAAGGTGTCACGGGTCCAGATCGTGACCGCTATCGCGAACATCCTGAAGAACGCGTACGACTTCCTCCCCGCCGATGCCGCCGGCCCCCGCGGCGAGATTGAGATTCGAGCGGTTCGGCGCGGAAAGCAGGTGCATCTTTCCGTCCGCGATACAGGCCAGGGCATCCCAGCCGCAAACCTGGACGAGATTCGCGAGTGCCTGCCCGGGCGCACCAGCCGCCGCAAAGTGGGGACCGGCTTCGGGCTGTGCAACGCCCGTCGGTACGTGGCCGCCCACGGCGGGCGGCTGACGATCGACAGCAAGGAGAACGAAGGAACGACCGTGACGATCATCTTGCCGGTCGGTTGAGCCTGTGTCATGAAGCATCGCGCACTGATTGTGGAAGACGACCCGGACATCGCCGAATCGGTGGCCGACACCCTTGATTCGCTCGGGCACGAGCACGCCTGGGCCCGGTCCCAGGAGGAGGCGAGGGGGCATATCACCGATGGGGGGTTCACCTACGTCCTGCTCGACCTCCAGATTCCGGTCCGGCACGATCGCGGGCTGGCGTGCGTGGAGTACGGAGAGCACCTGGCCAGGGAGATTCACCAGAGCCGGACGATGCGCGACGTCCCCATGATCGCGATGACCGCCCACGGTAGCGAGGGCTTCGCCATCGCCGGGCGGCTCTTCGAGCACGGCGTCAAGGACTGCATTAGCAAGCCGTTCCCTCGCAGCGGCCGCACCTTGGCGGTCGTGATCGAGTCCGTCCTGCACCGTGCCTACGCCCCCCAGGAGCCGGAGAAGACGCCCAAGGCGGCGACAGAGCCGTTCGAGGGCGGCGAGTTGGTGTTCTACCGTGACCGTGCGGAGCTTTGCGGAGTCACGATCGCCAACGCCAGTCGGTCAAGTCAGGTCTGGACCATCCTCACGACGCTGAACGAGACACTGGCCAACGGGCGCTACCGGGCCTTCAGCGGAAACGAGCTGGCGGCGAAGATCTCCCGCGCCGCTGGGCAGGGCAGCATCGCCGGCAGCATTCGTGACTTCCGCCGTTCGGTCGCCGAGACGCTCGGGCGGGAACTGGGACTGAAGCT